GTGGACTCCAGGAGCTCCATCGCTGTCCACTGGAGGTCCGGCGGGACGACGAGCAGGTCTGGCACGACGCCCAGCAGCTTGCCCTTGTCGTCCTTGTATTTCATCATCGCGGTGATCGCGGCCTGGAGCGCGGTCGCATCGAGAGCGGACGTGCCCTTGTTGGACTGAGTGCCGGAATCGCCCTCGGCATGGTCGGTGTCGAAGAAATACTGGCCGTCGTAGCAGTTCGACGCGAAGCCGTTCTTGATCAGAGTGAACACGATCTCATCGACGTGCCTCTTGGCCTCGCGGGCCAGGCTCTGGACGCGCAGCTTGATGGCGCCGTACTTGTCGTCCTCGACGGCCGATCTCTCGACCGCGATGGACGACTCCCAGGTCTTGTTTTTGATGGAGTAGTTGTGCTCCAGCAGGCCGAGGGGCATTCGCTCGTCCTTGAACTCGCGCATGCCGGGGACGGCGCCGAGCCAGGGGTAGGCCTCCTCCTCGGAGCCGGAGGGCACGATGGTCGCGACGCGCTCGTAGTCACCGATGGTTGAGTCGAGCGCCTCGAAGAATACTGTCTTCAGCCCGTCCTCGAGCAGGTTGGGCATGTCGGATTTGGTGAGAGGCATGGTTTTGGTTCTCCTTTCGGGGGTTTCAGTCGATAGTCGATGGTCGATAGTCAGCAGATGGTCGACCAGGCATGAGAAAAGGCCCGGTGTGTGGTGGTGCCGGGCCTGATCATATTGTTATGCCTCCAGGTATCTTACCCGGAGGCAGGCTGTGGCTCAACGTCCCTCCAGGTAGGGATACCTGGAGGGATAGTGGGTTAGCTCACGTGCTCCTGATAAAACGCCTCATACTCGGCCAGCATGCGTTTCAGCAGCGACGGGGTGTCGAGGTGGTAGGGACAGTTGTCGCGGCAGTGGCCGCAGTCGATGCAGTTCTCTATGCGGTGCATCGCCTCATGGAACTCGCGCGTAATGAACTGCTGGTAGGGCATTCGACGCAGCGCCACGCTCATTCGGGCCGCCCACGTGATGGGAATATCCGCCGGACACGGCAGGCAGTAGCCGCACGCGCGGCAGAAGTCGCCGGCAAGGTCCCCGCGGTCACGTTCTATTGTTGCCTGCATTTCATGGTCCATTTCGGGCGGGTCGGCGTCGTAGGCCAGTATTTCCTCAAGTTCGCTGATGCGCTGTATGCCCCATATCGGGACAACGTTAGTGAACTGCCTCAGGAACGCGAAGGCCGGGCGGGCATTTGTCAGCAGGCCGCCCGCAAGCGGCTTCATCGCGATCACGCCCATGTTCTGAGCGCGGCATCGGTCGATGAGAGCCAGGTCTTCATCGGACGAGAGATAGCTCAGAGGATACTGCAGCGTATCGTAAAGGCCGGAATCGACCGCGGCGTACGCTCTGGCCTGGCTGTGCTGACTGATCCCAACGAAACGGACCATCCCCTTGGCCTTGGCCTCCATAAGACCCGCGTAAGATGATTCGCCATCCTGGGGGTCGGGAAGCGCGGCGGGATTGTGGAGCTGGGCAATGTCCACATAGTCCGTGCGCAGGCGACGCAGGCTGGTTTCGAGGTCCTCGAGCAGCCCGGCCCGGGTTGTCGCGCCGGTCTTGGTGGCGATGACGATATTGTCCCTGACATCCGATAGCGCGCGGCCGAGCTTTTCTTCGCTGTCGGTGTAACCGCGCGCGGTGTCAAAGAACGTGATCCCGGCGTTGTATGCCCCGCGCAGGATCAGGACGGCTTCGTTCATATCCACCCGCTGAACGGGCAGAGCCCCGAAGCCGGTGCGGGTTACCATGAGGCCGGTGCGACCGAGCCTGGTGAGTTCCAAGTGCTGCGTTCCTCCGTTGGTCCCAGAAGGGAGTTTAATCGCGAAAGCCAGAAAGGAGCGAAAGCGCGAAGAAGGGAAGCGAAAAAAGCAGATCCCTCGACTCCGCATTCGCTCCGCTCGGGATGACACTTGCCAAGGACAGTGCGTTTCCCAGTTACACCTTATACGCCTGGTGGGGCCAGACCTGCCTCGGTGTCGGCTGACTGCCAGCTCGCTAGCTTGCGTAGCGGTCGATGCGGATGCGGACGGATGTCGCGCTGATGCTCTCGACGGCTATGCCGGCTTTGATGTTGTTGGTCGTGGCGGCGTCGGTGATGGTCTGGTTGTCGGAGATCTTGAACTCGACGCCGACGTCGGTCTGGGCGCCGTTGCCGCCGCCATCGACAAAGACAAACGTGCCGGTGGTTTCGACCCTGATCGAGAGGTCCCCGGCATTTCCGGCCGAGTTGTCGACGGTTTCATAGGCTACCCCGGCGAAGGTCTCCCCGGCGGCATCGGTCGAGTTGGTGGCGTAGCCGGCGGCGTTGATGTTGACCAGCGCGCCCTTCGGGATTTTCACGGCTGCCATCGGGTAAGCGATGATCTCGCCGTCCTTTCGTTTTGCCTCTCTTGCGGTTGTGGTTGCTGTCATGGTATTATCCTTTCGTGGTTCGAGGTTCGATGTTCGATGTTCGAAGTCCGATAGTCACAGTCCGGCGGACAATGCCGGGGGAAGGGTTACTGATCGATCGCCACGACCAGCTTGGACAAGCCCATCGTGCCGAATGCGGCGGGGCTTCCGCCGGAGTCGAACGAGGCCCAGCAGAGATCAGATTGCGTGGCGGGCAGGTGCAAGGTCACGTTGTTTACCGGTTTCACGAAGTCCGTCGACACCGGCGAGATAATCACGTCGAAATCCGACATGTCTGGGTTTCTGCCTGCCGCCGCGACGAAGAACGTCGGAGGCTCCGCGCCCGGGTCGGTAACCAGAATAATCGTCACATCACTGGGCGCGGCCAGGTTCAGTGAGACTGTCCCCGATGACTGCTCTGCAATGTTGATGACCACGGTCGAGATGCGCTGCCTGACATACGTGCGGACGGGTAGTTTGTTCATCGTTTCCATAGTTCACCTCCTTTCTTCGAGGTTCGAGGTCCGAGGTCCGAGGTCCGAGGTCCGAGGTCCGAGGTCGGAGGTTCGAAGTTCGAGGTTCGGGGGCCGATGTGCCCCGTTTCTCAAACACTTACTGAGGCTTGGCGCGGGGTCGGGAGACCCTCGCATAGCAGATGGTCCGAGGTCCGAGGTTCGAAGTTCGAGGTTCGAGGTTCGGGGGCCGATGTGCCCCATTCCTCCAAACACTTGCTGAGGTTTGGCGCGGGGTCGGGAGACCCTCGCACAGCAGGTCGTCCGAGGTCGGAGGTTAGCGGGTGCGATACTTTTCGACCTGGTGGGATGTGACGCCGAGTTTGGCGAAGACCTCCGGCTCGTTTTCGGGCTCGGTGGGGTCGGCCGGGGCGGTCTCGGCGAACTCGATCACCTTGGGCTGGGAGTCCAGGAACCACTTGAAGACCTCGCTGACGGGGGTCGGGTGGTCGCCGAAGGTGATCAGGCTGGCGTCGCCTGTCCGCAGGATGGCCCGTGCGAAGACCTCGGCCGCCGTGACCAGCTTGCCCTGTCGCTTGAGATTGTCGATGCAGGTATCCACCTCATTCTCGATAAGCTGCCGGCGGAGCTTGGCGGTTTCGTCGGTCTCGGCGGCGAAGTCGGCAGGGAGGGTGAGTTCGGCGCCGTCCAACCGGACGGTGTCAGCCTCGCTAAATACGGCGGCGTCCGCGATGCGGGGCTCGCGGACAAGCGAGACCTCGGCAATGCCACTCTTGTCCTTTTTGATGGCTACCGAGAGGCGCTTGGCGTTGGCGGAGTTCACAAGTTCCCATGCGGCCTGGGTGAAACTCAGCCTGCCGAAGAGCTCGCGGCCCTTGCGGTAGACGGACTTGAGCACCCCGAGCGCCCCATCGAATGGGGTGGCGGTGTGTTCGATGCGGATCGGGGCTTCGGATGCGTTTGCGATGATGCGGTCGAGGTCTTCGTCGGTGATCTCGATGCCGCGGTCGGGGTAGTTCCCGGCCTCGAAGAGCTTGGCTTCACGTTCGATGGTTTGGTTGGTCAATGTGGTTTCCTCCTTTGTGTTTTGAATCGCGAAGGACGCGAAGAAGCGCGGATTTCGCGAAAGACCGGATCGTGGCATCAGTGATTCTCGCGTCACATGTTCTAGCTTGCAGCGGCATTTGGCAGGCCCAGATACTCCCGTATCCACCCTTCGTCCGGTCTGATTATCTCGCCCGAGACCAGCTTCGCGATTACGCCGGCGAGCTTTTCGACGTCCTGGTCCTCGAGCGGGCCGAGGCTGAAGGCGGGGTAGGCGGTGACGGTGAAGTTATAATCCACCAGCCGCCTGATCACCTGCTCGCCCATCACGCTCTCTTCGAGGTCCCGCTTGAGCTTCTTGAGGCACATGCGGACCACGTCCAGGTGGACCTTGGCGAGAGCGAACGAGCCGACGCGGGCGCCCTCGTCGACCACGAGAGTCTGCGAGAGTATCGCCTTCGCGATCTGCTTGTCGTGGAACTCGATTGCCTGCAGGTAGCCCGCCTCGCCGCCGCGCTGGGCTTCCATGAGATCGACCTGGACATCGTCCGGGATAACGATCGCGGTCTCCTGCTGGATTCTGTCGAGCACCTTGAGGAGTTCCTCTTGGGCGGATTTCGGCGTGCCCCGCTTGTAGGTCCCCCTGGCGGTCGGAGCGCCGTATTTCTCCAGATAGACGTTCAGGAACCTGATCAGGATGTCCTTGCTCCAGTAGTGCTTGTAGGCCGCGCGGAGGTCGGATGTCCCGTAGGGCGACTCATACCTGGGCATGTAGGAGTAGATGACGAACTTTTCCGGCGGGAGTGCCGATTTTGGATTTTGGATTTTGGATTTTGGATTGGGGCTGGCGCTCCCATTGCCGCGTTCGTTAGTTTCGGGATTTCCGTTCCGCCTACGGCTCCACTCAAATCCCGAAACACCGGGGCTGGGGGTGCGCTGCAGGGAACGGATGTTCGCATAATCATCCAGGTAGAAGACGAATGTCGACGGGTCCTTGGACTTGATCGACCCGAGGCCGATCATGCCTTTGTAAGGATCGCGGTCGATGATCCGATAGTTGAGCTCTAGGACGCTGAAGCCCTTGGCAAGGGCATCGAGGACGTTGTAGAGCACGTCCAGGATTGCCCCGCGCATGTCGGCAAGCGTGAACCGGACGAAGTCGGCCACCTCGCGGTCGCTGGGGTCGTTGGATGCCGGATGGACCTCCCAGCCCCTCGCAAGCACTGCGAACTTCTTGATCGCAAGGCAGGCGGCGATCTGGGCGTCGCGTTGCATCTCGTCGTAGACGGCGTAGCCGCGCTTGCCGACGAGGTCGTCGGGGTTGTAGGGCAGCAGGCCGGCGAGCGCGGAGCCGATCACGCCCCGGACCTGGGCGAGTTCGCCTGGCGGCGGGGAGCGTCGGGCGGCAAGCCTGTCGGCAAACCGGGCAAGTAGTGAGTTTGGCATGTGTTTCCTCCTTTTGGTGTGTGCGCGTTGACATGGTTCTCTGAAACGCGAATTGCGCGATGCCGCGCGAAGGGCGCGAAAGGGGGGGCCGGCAAGGGATACCTTCTGACCAGCTTACCATCCGCCCGCCGCCACCCTCCCATTCCTCGCA